AAGTTCTATATTCATACGGTCGTCTGTATAAGAGTCTACAACTTTATTTACCCACGTATCGTATATTTCTATATGCGCCACCTCGTCGGGTGTTTCGTAAGTGAAATATATATGTAGCCCGTTAGTACCATTGATTATAACTGCCTTGCGTACTATCTCTAGTAATTCGTCGTGCGCTCTCATTATTTTATAAGGTTTAAGCCTAATTGATTTGCTGCATAGTTAATATGCTTTTGAGTTGTCATACTCCAATAGCCTAGTTGCATTAAATTGTTACCGTCTATTGTCGCTACGTGTGTTGTGTAACTCCAAATTTGGTTACCCTCTTGTCTTAAATTTTGCTTGTACTTTGTAAATGTTCTCATATTTTCTAGGTTTTAAATTATTATATATTTATCGTTATTAATATTATTGCTATAATTACCATTATTACAGCGTGTATTTTATTTGAAAGTATTTGGTCTTCTTTGCTTTTTTTCATTGTGTATATTTTAGTGGGGTTTTTACACCCCGTTATTATTACGCTTTTACTTCTACTACTTCTGAAATATTTACAGCGACTAGCTCTAGGTTTTTTATTTTAACTCTAACCTCTATTTTATTATCGAAAATATCAAAGGTGTAACAGTTTAAAGCCCCTCTAGTAATACCTGCTAGGTTATAAGACTCGTAGCCCCCTACTTTATTTATAGAAAAATAAGAGCTTCCGTCTTCGGTTTCGTTATATTTTCTTATTTCAAAGTTACGTTTGTTACCTAGTACGTCGCCTACTAAATGTTTAACTGTTATACTGTCATTGTAATTCATTGCTGTTAATAATGTGTCTAAGTTTTTCATTTTGTTATATGGTTTTAAGTTATTATTAAAAGGGGTTTTTACACCCCCATTGTTATTAGTTAGTATTTTTCATAGCTGTACCCTTTAAGCGAGCAATCTGTCCTTGATTTAAAGGCTGTAAATGTGTCGTGTAATGATACAGTAGTTCTAACTGATTTTTCAAAGATAATTTTTCAGTTGATTTGTGATGCTTAGAATAGTAGTACTCTAAATAATCTTGAATTAACTTTCTTTGTTTGTCTGAAATCTTCATTTTGTTATATGGTTTTTAAGAGGTTTTTATACCCCCGTATTGTCGGGCTTAGTTGCCCATTTGTATTTGCCGAAAACCTACTTTTTTAACCGTACCTAGCTCTGTTATATATATGGTCGTAGCCATAAACTGTGCTTACTTCTAGCGTTTATTAGTAGTCAATATGTCAAAGAATCGAGAGGGGCTAAAATTTAGGGTAGCATCCTAACACTTACAATATACGACGCATATACATATTAACAGCTATGTTTATAACTATTTAACAAAACTTTAACAGTAAGGTTTTTGTGTGTGGTTTTAGCGAATTGCGTAGCGTCCTACGTTTGGCTTAGATAACTTTTTGAAAATACTATAGCGAATAGAGTCCACGCTATGATTAAATTTATCGACCGGTTTATTTAGCAGGTTTCCGTTTTTATCTTCTACCCATTTGTAATTACGAAATTCCTGTAAAGTATTAGAGCTGCGAGTAGTTACGTATATGTTATAGCGTTTCATTAAATCAATACCCATTAAGATACTATCTTTTCCTTTTGTCGCTGCTTTACAATTCCAACCGAAACGGTGTAGCTCGTCTATACTTTTAGGCTCGCTACTATCTGCGAAAATCTCATCTTGCCTAGTAAGTCCTAGGTCTAGTAATTTATTATGTATGTCTCTATTTGTCATACCGTATTCGTAGAATAACTCATTAATATACAGCGAGTTACCTAGTACGTAAGTTTCCACTAAAACCGACGGGTCATTTACAAATCCCCAATCTAAACCTTTTGAAACTAGTTTAGCTTCCGGCGGTATCTCTTCGCACTCATTGACTTTAAATATTGTAGCTCTATTACGTCCGACTTGCCCTAGACCGTATACCCGCCAATAATCGGGGTCAGTACTTTCTAGCCTCTCTATTTCGTCTACTAGGGTTTGCTCTAAAAATTTGTTGTCTTTGTAAGTAGTAATAGTAAACTGCGCATCGTCTCTAGTCTTTACTTTTGTATATATCCACGAGTACTCGTCAGACGGGTTGTAGTCCATTATTATACTAGGCTCGCCCTCTACGCCTACAGTCCTAAATATAATCTGTGTAAAGGCGTCGTATGTCATTTCGTTACATTCGTTTAAAAATGCTATGTTTCTTTTACGCCCCTTTAATCTGCTAGCTTGGTCTACGCTAACAAACTCGAATAGGTTGCCATTAAGTTTATATTCGCTGTTAGATTTGTTGTGGTTATATTCTTTGTATATGTCGTGTTCTTTTAGTATGTCGAAAAAATCTCGCATAACTGTAGCACGTAAGGCGGGGTATGTAGAGCGAAATATAGTAATGGTTTTACCGGTGTGTCTTCGGGCGTATGAGAAAATTAACCATAACATCGAATTAAATGTTTTTCCGCTTCTCGTTCCACCCTGCAAAATTACTATTTTTTTGTCAGTCTCTTCTAGGTATCTCCAAACTACGTTAGTATGTATTTCTGCCATTTATTCAATTACCCTTACGGTAAACTCTTTTGTGTCTGTTACCTCTACCTGCTGACGTTCTATATACCCTCTATGCTTTGCTTTACTCTTTAGGTAAAATATAATGCTAGCCGTATCTAATTGTTTAATTTTTTCGTAAAGCTGCGACTCTACAAAGTCTATAGCAAACTCGTTTATTTCAAATACACTTTGTTTATATTCTGCGTCCTCTTTTAGCCACTTATAATGCGTAGCTCTAGCAATACCTACATTTACGCAGCTAGTAGAAACTATACCTAAATTGTATTCTAATTGCTCTAGTAATCTTAATTTGCTCTCTTCTGTAGTGTATAACATACTTATATAACGAAACTTTTAGAAATTTGCTAACATATCACTATCTACGCTATTAGCTATTAACTCCTGTTTTTCTATAGCTCTGACTAAGTCTAGTTGATTTTCCGGTACGGTTTCTTGTTCGGGGTATGTACCTACAAATTTAGAACTATTTACGTCTAAGTTATTAATTATTTTATGCGCTAGGTATTTTATTTGCTGTAAACCTTTTTGAGTCTTTACTCTCATTATCAAATTAAAAATAGCCTCGTACTGTCTAAGCGTTACCTCTGTTTGTAATATCTCTACCAAATAAGTATTTAAGTCGTTACGCCTGTATTTAATCTCATTGTTAAAATTCTTTACACTATATAAAATTGTGCAATGCGAGCGCTTGTCAAACCCTTTTCGTTGGTAAAATCTTGCAATAGCATCTAAAGTAAAACCGTATTCATTTCGCATTATGGTATCAAATAAACCTCGGCAGTCTACGTAGTCCTGTTTTTTAGTTGGTTTAAATATATCTGTCCCTGTATAATTAATTACTAAGTCGGCGACTTGTTGAAACTTAGTTGCTTTGTATTTCATCATTTGCTGTAAGTTTATCTAATATATTACTATTTGTTTGCACTCTTAAATAAAGCTGTGCTATGACCCTCTCTAGGGTATCTATTCTTTGTTGCTGTGTTATTTTTTTTTGTCTCATTATTTACGTTTAAAAGATTCGCTTTCGTCTTCGCCGAATACACCCATACTATAAAGTCCGCATAATTTTAAACAAGCTCTACTCATTGCTCTTTTTTCTGCCATTTCCATTATGTACCACGTATTTGTAGAACCGTCATTATAGCTAGCCCCTTTTAATGCGCTGCCGAAAGTTTCTATAGTTTCTGTGTCTTTTATGAAAGCTCGTTTAGCTGTAGCTTTTACTACCGCAAAGTTAGTCTCGCATTTTATAACCTCGTATTTAATGTTAATATTTTCCGCTGCGATTATACGTTCAATACCCGAGCGTGTGATAATCGTATAGTGTTGGTGTTTAAAAAAATCATCGCTACTTAGGTTATACTTTTTATACAATTCTGTAAGTGTATCTCTATTCATTTTTCTAGTTTTAAGTTGTTTTATTAATTGCTTTATCTAATAAGTATTGTAATTTTTTACCGTTAGATAATGTTTTAGGGGTAGCTATAAATTTTGATACTTTTTTAGTCTTATTATTTACGACCCTATAAGTATTGCCCCCCTCGTCTCTGTCTCTAATTTCTAACGTGTAACTTCTTAGCATTTCTCTTTTTCTTTTTCTAAATCTATAGACGCCGATAAACCTAAATAGTTCCTAGTACCGTGTTTAGGTATGCGTAATTGATAATTAATTCTAACGTCTGTAATGTTTTTATCTTTGCCTGCGTGTAGCTCTATTTGTTTCCTTAGAGCTTCCCATACTACCTCTTCTATTATCATATCGTTTTGGTTTTATAAAGTTCCTTGTATCGTATAATCGTTTATGTCAAAGTCCGGACGTATATAAGTCTCGTATCTCTCTATACCTCTTTTAAGTTCTAGTTTACCATACTCTAAAAACTCCTCGCTACAATTCCAAATACCTATATCTAGGTTTGCTTTGTCAATACATAGAAACGTAAAATCTTCGTGCGTTAATTGTTTTTCCGGTGTACTAAATAATTCGCAATAGATAGCGGCTTGCAAAGTATATTTATATCTAAAAGCACTTTTACTAAAATTTTGTACGTCTACTGTAGTTTTTAAATCTACAATACCGCCCCCTTTGTTTTTTAGTATGTCTGCCTTGCCTCGAAATGGTTTACCCATAATAGTACCAATAGCCGCTACCTCTGTTCTACAGTCTCCTAGTAGCTCTATAGCTTTAGGGTTTTTATACATTGCGTCTACTAGCCTTTCGTTGTCGGTACGTTCTTTTGCTGTAAATACTTCGCTACCAAAATGTTCTTTAGCCTCTTTAAACTTTTTTGTATTACGGCTTTGTACATCTATAAATTTTATCTTTTCGTATTTCTCCGGCTCTAAAATAGCTGTGTGAAATAAATGACCCGCACGTAATGCCGGCGTAGTTTCATTTTTAGCGTACTTAGTAACGTAGTAATAAGTCTTAGGGCTGTCTAACATTAATTTTAAACTGCTGCTACTTAGAGCTAGTTTATTAAGTTCGCCATAATAAAAGTTGTCGTCTACCATTTTTTCTAGTAGCTCTGCTTTGTCGTAATTTTTACCGTCTAATAATTTAATCGTATTGCTCATAGGTTTTATATATTTTATGTTTAATGCCTCTACTACTGTGTCCTGTTGTCCTAGCTAATTGTATAGCTTGTATTTCGTCGTATGCGACTATGTCTACGTATTCGTTGTCGTAGCCCCACGCCGTATAGTACCAATATTCAATCTCGTATTTCTTTTTTACACCAAACATATATCTAGGTTTTTGTCTTTTATCTCGGTTTGTAAAACTAATAAACTAGCCTCTGCCTCTAGCTTTGCCCTGCGTAACTTTGACGAGTAACTATCTATAGTACGTTGCCTCTCTTGCATTTGAGAAACATATACGCCTATCCTATATAAAGAGTCGGCGACTGTGTTAAGCTCGTTAGATAATGTTTTTTTGTGTGTGGCTCGTTCTCGCCATTCTAAGACAATATTTGTAACTGCCTCGTAGTGTCCTAAGTAGCTAAACTCTTCAATGTCTAGTATACTCGTTTCTGTGGTATTTTTTATATCGTTTTTCATTCCGGCAAGTTACTAAAAACTTTGTTAATAACTCGCTTAAAATGTAAAAACTTATTTCTTTTTTTTGTAGTACTCGTCCCAAATAGATTTGCCTGTACGGCTAGGCTCGTTTTTATTTACTATAGAGGCTTTATTTTCAGTTAGCATATATATTTCTTTGTCCTTTTTTTCTCCGTCCCAAAGCGTAGTTTTTCTAATAGATTTTGTTTCGAGTTCCGGCATATTCATATCATTTAACCAATATAGATAATTACCTTTAGGGTCTGCCACAAAGTATAGCTTTACTATATTTTTATCTAGAGCCATTAATTTATCGTACTTATATTTTTCTAGCAATTTAGTAGGATAATATCTATTTCTAAACTTCATTTCTAGTATACACTTTTCGCCTTTAGGTGTTAGACCCTCTGCATCAAAATGCGAGCTACCTTTGCCCGTCCAAACCAATTGCCACCCGTCAAAATTTAATATTTGTATTACTGCCTTTTCTAAATCGTGTACTTTATCTATTGTCATATACTTTATTTAAAGCTGTAATAAATCGCTGTATTGCTTTAGGATTGCAAGTACACGGCTCTACGTATGTTTTGCTTAAATAAAGGCTATACATAGCGCAAATTCTTTTAAACTCTTCGTTAGAAATTCTAGTACTATTACTAGCTCTAAACTCTTCCCAAAAAAGTACGTCGCCACTATCCATTTCTTTTAAATTTTAAGTTATCTAATTTATTTTTTCTCTTTTCGCAACCGCAATTTTCGTAGCCTAAGTAGTCAATTACAATTTTTTTAACTAACCATTTTATACCTGTATATTTAAAAATCGTCTCTAGTAGTGTCCCTAGCTTCATACTCTAAATTTATTTGTTTCTTAATTATTTTTATAGTATTTCTTAAACTCCAATAAGTTATTTTTGACTCTCTACTAAATTGCATTAATTTCTTTTTATCTATAAAAACCTCTTTAAAGATTCTACGTAAATAATATATATGCATTTTTTCTGTAGTAAAGCTATCTAACTTTGTTTCATTTTCTAGCATCTTTAAGTACTCGGGGTTTTCGTACCAATCATTTATAGCTTTTATCTTACTATAATTGTCCGGTGTCTCTACATAGTCCTCTAGCCCTGCGTCTTCTATGTATTCTACCCCTACGTATTTAACCTTTTTTTCTCTACGTTTTAAATCAAAAACTAAGTTTCTAAGAGTTACATAAATAAAGTAATAATTGATTTCGTCTTTGTCGTAAATTATACTAGTACCTTTTTTTTCTAAATGGTTAGATACATTTATATACATTTCGCTAACTATGTCGGCGGCTGTATCTTTATTAACGCTAAAGCTTTCGACTATCTCTAGCCAATTTTTATGCTTTTCAAAAACCTTACTTAATATACAATTCATTCACGAAAAGGTATAACTAAAAGGCGAGTTTAAAAAGGGGCGTTAATTAATTTAAGACTTTTTACGAT